AGCGAGAGACATCATCGAAGGCGAAGACCTGGACGAATGCATGGAGGATGAAGACGAATGAAACACAAGCCAATCATGGAAGGCTGGTCGTGGGATCAGAACGGCGCCGGAACAGCCGGCACATACAGCAAGGACGGCTGGGAGATCTGGTGCAACGGCACGGAGTGGCTGATCCAGCGGCCGGATGGATTCGAATACGCTAAGGGATACAGGAACATGGGCCCGGCAAAGGAAGCCGCCGAAAAGAAGATGGCAACCTGGACCAGCCGCAAGGAATATCTGCGGAAGTACGGGGCGGCCAGCTACGACCAGGTGAAGATCCAGCTGCGGAAAGATGATCCGGAGGACCAGCAGATCCTGGCACACATTAAGAGCCAGCCGAATGTGACCGAGTACATCCGGCAGCTGGTACGGAATGATATGAAGAAATAAAGAACCGGACGCACGACAACGGCGCACCGGGGAAAATAATCGATAAAACAAAAAGACGGCCAGATGGTCGTCCTTTTTGTAATCGCGCAAATATGGCGGTTTTTCGGCCTCCTCAGAGGGGCACATATAGACAAATCGAACCGGTCCACAATAAGGTCGGGTTCGAATAGTTTACAAATGGCTGGGCATGCTCATCATTGTTCGAACTACCCACGTCAATCCGCACCTGGGATCCGTCTCCGCTGAAGTTGAACAGGATCAGCAGATGATCCGGGTAATAGTAAATACGATTGATAAAGACATCCACCAGCGTCTGCCAGTCCAGCTGATCACGGTGCCGGCGCATCTCGGAGAAAGAGAACTCCACGTCCTCCCGAGTGATCGGATGCATCTCCAGCCGCAGCGCTTCGACGTCGGCCCGAAGGGAATCCAGCTGATCCTCCAGCTCGGACAGCCGGGACCGGACGCCAGGGGTGATGATGCCTTCTTCAATGGCCCGCAGCAGGTTCTCGTGCTTCCGGCGGGTGTCGTCCAGCTCAGCCAGGCGCTGATCCAGCGCGGCCTGCTGATCCGCGAGATCTTCGTCGGTTCCATCCAGGACCAGCTGCACGACCTGCTCCAGGAATCCAGGGGAATCCAGCAGCAGGGAAATCTGATCCTTGACGATGCCTTCGATCCAGTCGCGGCGGATCCGTTTCACATCACATTCATGCTTCTTAGTACCGAGGCACAAATAATAGTAGTGCCGGGCTTTCGTCTTGGAGATCGCATACTCGCCGGTCATGAGATGCCCGCATTTGCCGCAGAACAGCTTCCCGGAAAGCAGATAGACAGCAGAACCGCCGGACGGGGCCCTGTGGCGGATCTTCTTCACGCTGGCAGCCTGCCGGAACAGATCCGCAGAGATGATGGCCGGAATTCCATCCGGATCTTCTATCTCTCCATACCGATACATGCCGGTGTATTTTTCATTGGCCAAAATACGCAAAACAGAGGCCAGGGCGAACGGTTTTCCTTTTTTGGTACGGAAACCCGCGGCGCTCAAATCGTGCGCGATATCGGTACAGGAACGGCCCGCTGCGGCCTCCTGGAAGATACGGCGGACGACAGCAGCCTCAGCTTCCACAATGGCATAACGACCATCCGGCCCGCGGGTATATCCGAGGGGCATCTGCCCGCCGATCGTCTTCCGCTGGAGGGCATTATCGAACAGCCCACGGCGCACGTTTTCGGCCAGGTTGGCCGAGTAATACTCCGCCATGCCTTCCATCAAGGATTCAATAATAATGCCTTCAGCGCCGTCAGGAATCGCTTCACGGGCGGAAACGATAGAGACGCCGGACTTCTTCAGGCGGGCCCGGTACGTAGCGGCATCATAGCGGTTCCGGGCGAACCGGTCCAGCTTCCAGACGATCACGGTCGAGAACTGACGCTTCTCTGCATCCCGGATCATTTTCTGGAAGCCAGGGCGATGGTCCGTCCTGCCAGTCAGGGCGGAATCCGTATACTCCTGAATAACCGTGAAACCGTTCCGCTCAGCGAAGGCGCGGCACTCCCGCAGCTGTCCCTCGATAGACTCTTCACGCTGGCCCTGCGAGCTATAGCGCGCATATATTACGGCACTATTCATAATCCACCTCCAGCAGGGCACAAATGGACCGGCGGACATTCTCACCGGCCGAACGATACCGATCAATCAGCAGGCGTTCCTGATCAGACAGGGCCTGCGATTTTTGATATTCCAGCCATTCCAGCTGAGCAGGGGACGGATCCTCCAGCAGCTGCGGCAGATCATCGTCGGAAGACATCGGAACATCGAAACCCATGAGCCATGCAGGATTGACGCGGAGAGCCTGGGCCAGCAGGTACGTGTTTAACTGGTTCGGTTTGTAAGCGCCGGAGCGATACCGAGACAAGGCGCTTTTATCAATGCCGGTCAGCCGGCAAAGATCCGCAGCAGATACGGACCGGATCTTCATCGCTTCGACCAGGCGGTCATGGAAATCGGCGTTTTTCATATATTGCCCTCCGTTCAAATATTACCACACGTGGCAATAAAAGGAACAAACTGACACAAAATAGTTGACAAAACGCAAGTGCCGCGAAAAAATAAAAGAGGTTGAGAAACCTCAACGGAAGGAGGAAGCATGAAGATTGAATTCAATTATAACAAGCTCCGCGGCCGGATCATCGAGATCTGCGGGGACCAGAAGACCTTCAGCGAAGCCATGGGAATGAACCAGCCGACACTGAGCCACAAACTGCGGAACAACAGGAAGTGGACCCAGGAAGAAATCCTGAAGGCAACGGAGATCCTGGCCATCCCGGACAACGAAGTTCTCTCTTATTTTTTTTCGGTAAAAAGTTGAGAAATCACAAGGGAGGTGATGCATGACCAAGGACGAAGTGATCCAGCAGATCCAGATCACAAAGTCGAAGAAGCGCAAAAGGGATCTGCAGCGGCATCTGGAAAAGATCAGGAGGAAGGAAAAACAACATGATCGAATGCCGAATCAATGACATGCCGGAAGGACGCAGAAAGCAGCTGAAAAGAATGATCAGCCGCGAGATCCGGAAGCAGATGACGTCCCAGGACTACCAGCAGAGAAAAGCGGAGTTCCTGGCAAAGCAAAACAAGGCGGAAGGGAAAGCCTGACCGCCGGAACAAGTCGGAGGAAAAAATCATGACAGAAATCAAGGACGCGTTCGAAGAATTCATGGCAGCACTGGACGACCTGGCGCCGATGGCGCTGGCACTGGAAAGCGCGATGCTGCTGGGCGGAGCCGCATGGCTGACGCTCGCACTGAGGGCCCTGGGATGATCTGGGCAGTGGCGATTATTGAGGCCGGATTCATAGCGCTATGCGTCTCTAAGATCCGCGAGCTGGCCAAGAGGGCGAACAACGCCGAAGACATGCTCTGCAGGATTGTTGCACTGGTCGAAAACCTGAACAATCAGCTGCAGGACACCATGACAGCGGCAAAGGATACCGGCGAGGCAACAGTGATTCTGAACGGGAAGGTCAGCAACAACGAGCACCGGATCCGCGACATTTACAAAGCAATAAACGAACTGAAGGGCTGGCCCTCGATGGAGGTGCCGCAGAAATGAGCCCGCAGGAAATGAGCGACCTGGCGGATGAATTCTTCAAGGACATTGACAGGAAGATCGCAGAGATCCAGGAGAACGAAACGGCCCACGATTACGAACGGGTCATGGCGGTGAATGAGATCCTGCGGCAGTCACACCGCAGCCTGCAAGAGGTGCGGAAATGGATCCTGACAGGCATCGACATGGATCCGGACCGGAAGCGGGCACGGCTGCTGATGCGGGTCGCGATGAAGATCGACGACGTGGAGCTCGACCTGGAGGAACTGCTCTGATGGCCAGAACCGGGAAAACACTTTTCCAGAACTGCGATACATACACGGTCCAGCAGTACGGAGACCACACCGGATGGCTGCGGGGAAGGGCCGGAGGCATCGGAGGATCGGACGCAGCTGCAGCAATCGGCCGGAGTCCATGGCGCACCAACTATGAGCTGTGGCTGATCAAGACCGGCAGGAAGCAGGCGGAGGACATAAGCGACTCCGAGCTGGTCCGATACGGCACGAAAGCCGAAGATCCGCTGCGGAAGCTTTACGCACTTGATCATCCAGACTTCGAAGTCCAGCACCAGAAAGACACGGTGCTGATCAGCAAGGCGGATCCGTTTCTGCGGTACAGCCCGGACGGCCTGATCCTGGACAAGAAAGAAGGCCGGAAGGGGATCCTCGAAGTCAAGACCACCAGCATCATGAAGTCATACGACCGGGAGAAATGGGGAACCAAGGATGACCCGCGGATTCCGGATCAGTATTACATCCAGGTCCTGCACGGCCTGCTGGTTACCGGCTTCGACTTCATCGAACTGACCGCGCAGCTGAAATATGACCCGGAATACAAACAGATCCGGACATACCACATCGAACGCACTGAGGTCGAGGACGACCTGCAGGCGCTGAAAGAAGCAGAGACAGAGTTCTGGCAGCACGTCCAGGAGGACACGGAGCCGGGTCTGATCCTGCCGGAAATCTAAGGGAGAAAAAAATGGCATACGAATTAATAATCAAGAATCAAGTCGGATCCATACAGTGGGACCCGAACGGCCTCCAGCAGTACGTGGAGGGAATGATCCAGAAATATGACGGGCTGATCTTCACTGATGAAGAAATCCCGGAAGCGAAGAAACGCATGGCGGATCTGAACCGGCTGAAGAAGAACATCGAGGACAAGCGGAAAGAGATCAAGAAAGAGATCGCCGAACCATACACGCAGTTTGAGGCTCAGATCAAGCCGATCGTCCAGCGCATCGACGAAGTCCGCGGAAAGATAGACAGCCAGGTGAAGGATTACGAACGGATCCGGGACGAAAAGAAGCAGAAAGAGATCCAGGACTGGTGGGCGGCGAACGGCACCAAGGACGTCAGCCTGCAGCTGGTCTGGGATCCGAGATATCTGAACGTGACATTCACCATGGACCAGGTGATCCAGGATCTGAAAGAAAAAAAGGAGCAGATCACAGCCGGCCTGGCACTGATCTGCCAGCTGGCAAAGGACAACCCGGAACAGGCAGACTTCATGATCCAGGATTACATCAAACACCTGGACACCCAGCGAGCCCTGCAGAATTGGCAGAATTTCAGCGAATCACGCGCCAGGGCAGAACGGATCAAGGCAGAGCAGGAAGCGGCCAGAATCGCAGCGGAACAGGCCCGTGCGGCGTATGAAAAAGAACAGGAG